CTTAACAATATCATTATGCCTCTCGTCATCTTGATAAGTTCTTATATCTAAGTCTATGGTTACATCGTGCCAGTGATCTGTTCCATATAGGCTGAAATAGTTGACTTGTTCTGATTTTGGAGTCACTATAATCTGGTCTCTTCTATCATCTATGAATCCAGTAGATCTCTTTTCCCATGCCTTGTTTATCTCTGGTGTCTGACCAGCAGACCAATTATTATTAAGTAGGTCTATTACTGTCGTTGCTGCATCATATTGGAAAGAACTCAAAATTTACCACTCACATACTCCCATTTTTGCGTCCATTTAAATTTAACATTAACCCATTTTTCGTTTTTACTAAATGTACCTTTACTAGGTCTCATCTTATGTGTTATTATATGCCATTCATGATCAGTTAATTCTGCTGGTTTTCTTCCTACATACCATATTTTTCTTGCAACTCTAAAAGATATAGAATCTATTAAATCTTTTTTTTGTGTATCTGTAATTGTTTGAACTTCAGTTCCTCTCCACATATTATACTCTTGTGCCCAATTTTTTACTTTTGATTTTTCTACCCACTCTGCTATTCTATGCATATCAACTCTTGTTTTTGGCATTATGTAATTTCTATAATGTTCTGGTAATTTTTCTTCTGGAAATTGACCACTCTTTTTAGATATTGCAACATCTGGAGGTTCATCATATATGTTTTCTTTTGGTTTAAACATTGCTTCTAATCTATCAGCAAGTTCTAATAAACCTGAAACATTACTTAACTGAACGTCATCTACACCAGTTGGTGTATTTATTTTTAATTTATTACCTCTTCTTCTTGCAGAAAAACCTCTGTCTCTCAATAACTTTGCTGACTTTGTCAGAAAATACTGTTGATAATTCATTATACTACCGTAAATATTTCCCTACGGTTTTCAATACACCTTTCGATATCATCTTCCCATTTTTGTTTGGTTTCAGATGTATTAGTCATACCACCAGTAGGAAGTTCGTCCATTCTGAAACTTGTATTCATAATTTCTGTACAAGTCATTTTAATTATTGCATCTGTAATATCTAATGGGATTTCTGTATCACCAGCAAAATTCTCTCCACCGTATCTATAAGTTACTCTTACTCTATTTTTTCTAAGTATTGAAAATATGTATCCTCTAAGGAAAAGTTTACCTCTTTCATATTCAACATCGTACCAATGAGACTGACCTAAAACATTATCCCAAGATCCACCACCACCATTCCATACTTCTATTTTATCTCCTTGATCTGTATCAAATTCATAAATATGTCTGTGTTTTAAAAATATTGGAGTACCCCATCCATAAGTATATAATAATGGTAAATCGTGAACTTCTCTTGTAATTTTTTTTGATCTCCAAGCATGTCCTACTCTTCTGTCAAATTCATCTTCTTTTCTATTAATTATTTTTTCAACCTGTGCTTTATTAGGAGTTGTATTAGATGTTATAGGAACCCTTAAATAGTCAGAAACATCACCTACAGTACAATATGTTGTTGCCATGTATAGAGTAATTACTCTTCGTATTTAAATTTACTTAAATACTACTGTATATTCAGCATTACCTGTGATATCTGCAAATATACCATCTTCGAATCTTCTATTAATGCCTACATATGTTCCTTGCTGTTCTGAAAATATAGTGAATTCTGCAGCACCACTTGAGGAAGTACCATTCTTAAATACACATTTAGAACCAGATGAACCTGTTTTTGAGACATATACATTAACTATGACTCCATGTGCACCTTTTATTGCTGTATCTGCATTAAATGATATCACATTATGATTTAATTCTACCATGACTTATAACATAATTACGAATATATAAGGATTATGCCTCATAAAGAAAAAAAAGTCGGCTATTTTGGACTCTAGTAGCCTATGACTAGGAATTCGAATACTTTATTTGCAATAGAAGTTGAGTTTGCTACTTCTGCAAATACTGCACCTGCTGAACCACCTACGGAATAGAGTTTGATTTTCTCATTAGTTTTGTCATATTCTACTTTGTATAGTGAATCTGTAAATTCAGGTATCACTGAAACGAGTGTAGAAATTCTTCCCTCTTTGAGGTTAGCTGCCACTCCGTTTGTTGCATAAGCGTCAGAACCACCAGCAGTGACTTTGACCTTATAGATTCGCAGTTTAGAAGTTAATGCTGCTTGCCATGAGAGTGTTTTTCTCACGTTAGCTGCTGTCCAATCGGATGTACTTATTGTAACTGCCATATAAAAGTGTAGTATCTACCTATATATAAAGATTAAAAAAAGAAAAAAGGATGGTTTGACTAGAGTTTAATATCTCTGATCTTACCTTGAGATTTGAAGTGTCTACAGACAGTTTCACCCATAGTTCTGAATACACCTTTCTCAACAAATGCATTGTTGACAAATGGATATGCAGGGGTTCTTCTTGTTGCTTCGTAGTACTCAGTTGGAATTGCAATTTGGATTCCTATTCTTGGATAACCATAACCTTCAGCATCACTGGTATCTAATGCAAATAATCTTCCGATTTCTGCTGAATCTCCAGAGTCGCTTGGTGCATCCTTTGATGGGATGAATGGTATTCCATAAATGGAATCTACGTGAATTCCTACACCTGTTCCTCGGAATGTTTGAATTCCGTTTACATCGACTTGTACTAAGCTTTCACCGTATGGGTTTGGAATACGGACTGAAGGCATGTATAAACCTTGTATCTCGGAGTAAACTTCGTGCGAACCGAGGAAGACGTTTGGATCTTTACCTGCTGCAATACGGATCTTTCTTAAGAAAGTACGTAGTGTATCGTCGGTAAGAACACCGTTAGTACCTATTGTACCAGAAGCTGATTCTACTGTGCTGTCAAATGTTGATGAGCTATCTCTAGAAACGTTTGCGTTTCCCCAAGGACTATATTCCTCAGATCCACTACCACCTAATGCTGTTTCTTCAGCATTGGATGAAACGATTCTGTCAAGGGACTCAAAGTCTGAAGTGCCTGTGTAAGCACCAGAGCTAACATTGCCTTCAACATCTGCCAAAAGCATTCTATTTAGGAACTCTTTGTGTTGTACAGCCATATACAATCGGAGTGAACCAAGTCCTCCCCAAATGTCGTCTTTAGAGTGTGTTGCTAACCATTCCATAACTTCAGATGCACTGAAAGGCAACTGAGCAGTTTTTGGACGTACATCAATTTCTTGAAGTGTTGGTTTTATTGTCTCTGCAATAGCACCACCTTCTGCAGTACCACCTAATGTAGTATTGCCTGAGTTGGTGTTAAGAGTTGGTTTTGCTGTAATTACACGCCATCCAGATTTATCCCAAGGGTACTTAGGTAAAATACCGAATGCGTTAGCCTCTAAGTTGAGTTGTGCCCATGCATAAGCTCCAAATACAGCATTAAATGTGCCTGCAGTTGAAGTTGTGATTGGTGCGTCAGCTTTTCTTAGAAGATTACGGTTGTGTCCATAGTAGAGTGCTTCAAGCTCGTCGATTGTTTTCACTTGAACCAATTTAATATGCTCCTACTTCGTCTTCCGAAGGTGTGTAATACTTTCCAGCGAGAATGTTACGAGCTACCTGTGCCAATCCTTCTGCTCCACCTGCTCTTGCATCTTTCAAAATCATTGACTCATCTTTAAAGGATTTGTCTACAACTTCTAATGCTGCATTAGGACGTGGGGTTTCGGTTGTGAAGGTGTGTTCGGATTTCTCAATTAAACCTGTATCGTCTGATTTCTGTTGCATTTTCAATCCACCTTTATCTGATGCTGGTTTCTTGTCTCCAGATCTATCATCATCTAATCCAGCTTGCACTGAGTTTGATTGATAGGTATCTGGTACAGTTACCTTTGCACCTACGTCTTCACTTGCTGCTGTTCCTTTTGGGGAAAGTGGCAAGTCAGTTGGTGTTTCCATAGCTTTCAATCTTGTATCTAAGTCACCCAAAGTATCTAATGTAGATTTTTGAGTTTCTGCGAGAGATTGAACTACTTCTGTCAATGTATCAAAACCTGATTTTACAGATTCTTGGAAAGATTTTTCTACGATTTCGTTGTCTGATTTTACT